AGACTGTGATGTGTCTGTCATCATCTCAAACATCTCAGGACTCATGGATGTTCGGGAGAGAACATCTATGGTTATTGTCATTGCGTCTACTTGGTCGTCGTACATGCCGTTCGGGAATGTCACAGTCTCGTCCATGAAGTCGTCTATCCACTTGGCATTCTCTGGGAGAAAAACTCTGCCCCCTTGTATGAGAGGAAGGATAGCACTTACACGACTGACTTTATCGTGGACGACCTTGTAGGGGATTATAGACATGCCGCTCTGGCGCTTTAGTTCTTGGACAACAGACTGCCCACTTGCCTTGTCTTCAACGTAGATTGCGCGCAGGGCCTTGCCCCTCCACCTGTTGTTTAATTGGATAAGACGCTGCTTCAGTTCTGGGAAATCCCATTTGCCACGCATGACATCAATAATGTAGATGTCGCCATTTCTGTCCAGACCGCCTATTACAAAGGCGGAGTAGTCTGATGTCTCTGTTTTCTTGAAGGCTGTATCAACTCCGATGACTACAGACATAAAATTTTCCGGCTTCAAATCTTCCGGGTAGAATCTCCACCATTCTGACTTGATTAAATTTCCGCCCTCTATATATGGGCGCTGTTGATACAGGCTTGCAAATTCCCTTTTGTTAAGTCGCTCTCTTCTTTTTAAATCTTCAAGGGGGAATCTCTCAGGCCATAAAGCGTGTTCCTCCTCCTCATATATATGTCTCTTGCTGGCAGTTACTTTATGGAGAGAACCGGGTTCCATCTTCTGAGGATGGCCCTCTGGCAAATCTACCTTGGAAATCTTCTTCCCCTTTGATACACCCACAGCCGGGAAATTAATATGCTTCCATCTTCCTTCTCCCCAATCTGCTGTTTGCATCAAACGACCAGCAAGATCATCAGGATGCCATCTGGTCAGGATTATAATTTGTTTCGGTGGGGTGCCATCCGGCAGAGGCTGTAGACGAGTTGCTAGTGCAGACGTGTAGTAGTTCCACGTCTTGTTTCGCTGAGTCATAGACTCAGCGTCTTCCCTAGACTTGATTGGATCATCAACAATCAGAAGATTGGCAGGACGACCTGACGTGGTGCCACCAACACCGACACCATAATATGTTCCACCTACATCTGTACGCCATACGTCTGCTGCCCTACTGTCTTGGGATAGGACGAAAGACGGGAAAACTTGACTGATCTTTTTGTCTTCAACAATTGACCTGATTTGTCTGCCAAAATCCATTGCAAGCTGGCTATTGTAGCTTGAAGACATAACCTGTCGCTTTGGATCTCTCCCCATAAACCAGCTTGGGAATAATATTGTCCCGAAAGTAGACTTTGCATGACGAGGGGGCATTGTTATTAGAACATTATCACAGCCGAGAGAGTTCTTTTCCAGTTTGTCGAGAACGTCTACAAGTTCTAACTGAAAATCAGGTAGGCTCCACTCCGGGTACATCATTTTTACGAAACCAAGGAACCCTGCCTGTGCATCCTTCAACCCAATGACGTACTTTGCCACCTCTGCGCGGCTCATCATGTTTGTAGTGTTATTATCCATTGCGTTTTTGTCTTAATAGACGAGCAGCTGTTAGGTCTATTGCCACTGTCCTGTCGTGAATGGTGCCAGCCATGACTTTTGCGACCTGATCCATCACTGCTTCTTGGCGTCTATGCTTTGGAACGCCCCTTAGGTCCAGTTCAGCCATAGCTTTGCCGAATTGGTCTGGAGTAATGGACGATTTTAGCCCGTCAGGCTGCCTGCTCTTTGCTTGCATTTTTATTCTCCACGTAAGAAACCTCAATCCCGGCAGCAATACGCTCTAATTCGTCCCTAGACAGGTCAATTACGTCCTTATGGTTGATTTCATGCTGGTGATATGAGGCTGAAAGGTCTGGGACCACCTTATTTAGTAGGGTTGCGAACACTCTAGCCTGTGTTGGGGACCATTCTATGTTCCCAAGTATCACTTCATTGGCCAAATCAAGCTGATTTCGTACAAAATTAGCTATTTGCCCCCGTATTTTAGATGATTGAGCGGGAGATAACCTATTTACTGCTGCTTTTTCAACCACTTTAGCCACTTTTTGAGCCTCTTTTTCGTTCTTACGGCGCTCCCAGTATCGCTTTCTGCACAATACAGAGCAATTTTGCATCCTGTCTACATGACTAGGCTTACATTCGAACTCTCTTCTACATGTTATGCAACGCTTTCTTACCGGCATTTGGCCTGAAATTTCATTTTATGCTGCGATTGGTAGCGAAGTAGGGGAGTAGATCATCGACGCGCGGGCATCGGCGGGGGTGAACCCTCCCCCCCTACACGTCGCGCACCCGCAGTTCCGAAGGAACTTCCAAGGGTAGAAATCCACGGCGATTTGCCGAGGATCGTGTAAACGCGAGGAGAAAATCGCATGCCTACACGTACACCGAAACCAACGCACGGGAGCGTGGCGTTCAACGCAACGCTCCTCGAGATCAACGCCGCTGTCGCGGCCGACCCGAAACTCGTGCCCGAGGCCATCGCAGTCCTCGACGCCCGCGCAGCCCGCAAGCTCGCGAAGGGCGCTCAGGGGAGCGCTGCGAAGGCCACTCACGCGGCCGACCAATTGCGCGAGGGCGCGAAGCAGATCGACACGAAAGCGGCCAACAAGGCGCAGGCGCCGTTCAGCGCGCCTCGCGAGAAACGCGGCAGCACACGCAAGGTCCTCGTCACGCCTGCGATCAACCCGGAAATCCTCCTAGCGCTCGGGCGTGACCCGCTCGCGGGAGAATCGCCCGCGATGACGATGTACCTCGCGCTTTGCACGCCCGAGACGAAGGAGTAACGCATGAGGGGGCGCGCTCGCGCGCGCTCCCTTTTTTTTGCGTGTGTTTTTTTAGCGTATGAGGAGGATTTGCGCGATGACAACACCACATCGACGACATCACAGACGTTTTGAGATCCGCCTCGTGCGCCTCTGGACACTACCTCACATATGCTGTTTGACGTCATGTCAACAACTTACACAACCTCACGGGACAATGTCGTCCCGCGACAACACCACAACACACAGGAGGAAGGCATGACCATGTACTGGGTCAACGTCTACGAGATCATTGCGGATGAGGCTGACTACTGCGCTGTCGCCGAGTTCCAAGGATCACAAGGGTTATTCGACAACGCGTTCGACGCCGCGAGGTTCGTTAACACGATTCCCGGCGGCTCGGCACAAGGACTTCCGACACGTCTGGGTGACCAGTACGTACTCGTGAAAGTGGAGCATAAGCGTGGTTCAACCCACATGATTGCTCTTCCATACCAACCACATGCACAGGAGAAAGCTGCATGACGCAAGAACAGATAGAAGCAGTCGTAACTCGCTGGCTCGGCATTGCGAGCAAAGCTGAACTGGAGGGCAAGCCGGGACGTGCCCGCTTAGCCTTCAGGAAGGCGATGGCCAATGACGCCTTGACCGCTAATGGCAAGGTAGACGACCTCTACGATCATTACACGATAACTCGATGAGAGACTTTAGGCCCGTCAGCAAATGGCGGAAGATGACATCAACGATCACGATGGTGGCGCTCTGCGCCATCATCGGCCTCGCAATGATGGTCATTATTGTCGAGTGGCTCGTCGGTTGCGGCGAGAAGGAATACTCAAGCGACGGCACTTACGACGTCATCGACTGCGTGTTCTTCGACAACAACCCAACACCTGAAGGGACATGGCGATGACAAAAGCCAAGGAGAACCCACGCATTCACGGCTCGACCCCAAACCACACGTACATTGGGGAGCCGTGGGCATGGAAGCGGATATTCGACGCCGCTGCGGAGAAGAACGAGACAAAAGCGTTAGGCAACATCATGATGATAACACGCTTGGGAGCCGAGATGACGCTTGCAACACAGTCTCGTGTATTATACAACCTGTTGTCTTACAAGGGAGACACAACATGAAGACAGACAACATCGAAAGGCCAGACGAAGGACGAGTGCCGCCCGAAGCCTGCCTAGAATACGCACAGGAACTTGACGGCATCCTGTCAATACCCTCCTTCACAACAAGACGTACTCTGTTGCGAAAGTGGGTCAGCCGTGATTGGCTGATAGTCTACGAAAGCCACTCAGATGGTGAGATAACCGTGAATGGCTTCAATTGCACACATCAGACGCTATCACACATAAACGATCCTTTACACAGGATCACTGACGCCTTTAAGAACTCACCGATGGTCGGTGTGAACCCGGACCAGATCTCACCGAAGCCAACAACTCATGGGTTGAGGGACAGCCTAGACTTGGAAACTCTCAGGGGCCTTGCTCTCGGGGCGATAACCGTCGACCACATCATCGAGGCAATCATAAACCCCGCCGCATACGGCATCGAAGTCGAACCGGACAGCAGGGCTAAGACGCGTTGGGTCTTTGGGCGTCCATCGGGGTGTACCGAGGAACGATTGCGAGTAGTAAGCGACGAACTCTTCGGGCAAGTTGGGTACAAGCCTAAAGATGCCAAACTCAAGCGAGCAGATTACACGCTTTCAACCATCATCAGCACCATAGACGCATTGGTCGACGATGAGTACGGAAACCATCAAGAAATCGGCGAGACGTTAAAACCGCTATTCGATGATCCGGGGATGATTGACAATGTGATCGAAGCAATGGACACACGCGAAGGTGGCCCGGAAAAAGGCTTCCGCGAAAATGCAGACGCAACCTTACGCAAGGCTGTGGCAGATATTTTTGAAGTCGACGGCGACGATATTGTTAGCGCCCAACAAGCCACAACCAATCACGACTTCAAGAAGATAGCCGCGCCGAAGGTGCATGAGCAGGCCGCAGTTGACGCAGTCACTAATGCCCTGTCATTGCAATCAATGGGGTCCATCGTTGAGGCACACAACAAACTCATCGACGAACTCACCACCGCAAAAGCCGCACAAGCTACGGTTCTTGCAATGCCCGCTGTGATCCCAGACATGACGGGAGAGGACGGCGAGCCATCTGGCACTCACAAGATGGTGAAGGCAAAGTCTGTGTTCAAAATCAGGGCTAAGGGCTTTGACATCGAAGTCCCGAAATTCACTTGGGACTCCACTCACAAGAATGTCCCTATCATCGACCCTGATTATGTCTTCGAGCCATCGTCTCTGCGCCGCATACTAAGGGCACTGTTGATGAACAAGACGTTCTACCTCCACGGTCACACAGGAACAGGCAAGACAACACTGGTCGAGCAGGTAGCTGCTCGTTTGCAGTGGCCACTTGTGCGTCTAAACCTCCACGGCGAGATCAGCCAGATGGATTTGCTTGGACGTGAAGTGTTGCGTAACGACAACGGTGTGACAATAAGTCAATACCTTGAGGGACCAGTGCCACAAGCAATGGTCGGTCCTAACATCCTGTTGTTGGATGAGATTGACTACATCAGGGCGAACGTCAGCTACGCACTACAACGTGGCCTTGAGGGCCACGGGCTAATGCTCACAGAGGACGCAGGGCGCATCATAAAGCCTCACCCGCTATTCAGGTGGGCAGCGACAGGAAACACGCAGATGAAGGGCGATGAATACGGAATGTACCGAGAGGCACGAATACAATCATCTGCGTTCATCAATCGTTGGGCCAACTGGGTCCACGTCGATTACATGAGCAAGCCACAACGCAGGAGGTTGTTGAAAGCCAAGGTGCCATCAATCTCAGACGATTTTCTGGAGAAACTGGTGCAGTACACCGCAGAACATCTGCGAGCCTTCACGAACGCTGAAATCATACAGCCTCTAAGCCCGAGAGACTACATCGAAGCCGCTGACGCACAGGTCGCGTTCTTGGCAATGGGATTGGATGAGACAGAGGCCACGAAGGAGGCTTTAATCACATCCATCATAGATGCAGCAGTACCACAAGACGCTCAAGTGTTGCGTGGTCTGGTGCAAAATGTATTCAACGTGCAAGTCTAGGGAGACACACATGAAGAAAGTCAGATCAGAACACCTACAGGGCGAATTGAGCGTCACTGCGGGTGTGTTCAGTAAGAACGACGACCTTGAGGTCGTCTTTCAAGGAGACACAGCGCAAACAAACGGCAGCACGGTAATCCTGCCATCATTACCACACCACACATATGTCTCACGAAAAACTGTGGACATAGCACGGGGATACGTGAAGCACGAAGCCGGACACGTACAACATTCCGACATGCCTGCAATCAGTCGAATGATTCGTGAAAGCGAGGCTATAGGCAACAAGATGTTGCCTAACATTGCGAACGCACTGGAAGATGTATGGTTGGAACGACGTGTCAAAGCCGAGTACGCCGGGGCAAACTCAAGTCTTATGGCTACGACTACAGCCGTAAATGAGGAATTCCTCAAGCAATACGAAAGTTGGACACCAGAAGAACGTACAGAAAAAATGGCCGACGAAAGTTTCGTTGGCGCAGTCGCTCTCACATGGGAAGGACGCAAGGGCTACGGCGAAGAAACGAACACCAAGTGTCTTGATCTATTGCCTGATAGCGTCAGGAACAAGTTAGCCCCTCGTATCAAAGCACTGAACGACTGCCGAAACTCTGAAGACGTGATTGCTTTGGCACGTATGATAGACAAGGACATCCGAGAGGATGTCGGGAAGAAAAAGCCCAATGACAAGCCCGGATTAGGCAAGCCCTGCGAAGAAGGCGAGGAAGGCGAAGGCAAAGGTAAGGGTAAGGGCGAAGCCAAAGACGACAGCGAAACCAAAGGCGAAGGTAAGGGCGACGAGCGTACTAAGGAGGGGGGAGAGAAAGAGGCAGAAGAAGAGGGAGGCGGTGACCAAGGGTATGTGCCTTTGGATACAAAGGACATGTACGACGGATCACTGGCGAAAATGGTAGCCGACGTGCTTAGACACGACAGTAAACCACAACCCGGCGAAGAATACTGGCGCCCGTTCTCAACTGAAGACGACAGGATTATCACTAGGCACAATGACCGCACCAAACGCAATGGCCAGAAGAGTGTCTACAAGGCAATCGTCAAGGGAATGGGATCTAAACTCAACGCCATGCAACGCAAGTTGGAAGCATCACTTGCTGCTCAACTGGATCGTGATTGGGAAACAGAACAGTTGTCGGGACGGCTGGATAACAGACGTCTTGTCCCTGCGTACAACTGTACACCCACCGTCTACAAGACACGACTCCCAACGCCTGAAATTGACACGGCAGTAACACTACTTGTCGACCTGTCAGGATCTATGTGTGGCAACAAATTAAAGCTAGCGCGCGAAGTCTGCGTGTCATTGTTGGAATGCCTTGACCGTCTTGGGACATCAACCGAGGTGATAGGCTTCAGAACAGGACGTGGGATGGTTCGTGGCGCTACTTACGATGACCGCTATGACAAGAAGTGGTCAAGAACAGGCGCACTGGATCACCACATTTACAAGTCATTCAACGAACGCCTGTCTGATGCCAAATGCACGTTCAGTGCGATGCTAAATGACGGCGGAGGCGCAAACTCCGATGGCGAGAGCCTTGATTTAGCCAGAGAGAGGCTAGTAACACAGGTAGAAGAACGGAAAATTATGATTGTCCTGTCTGACGGGTGGCCAACAGGTTGCGGTGGAACTTGCGATCCAAACCAACATCTTCGAAATGCTGTGGAGCGTTGCCGCAAAGACAAGATTGACTGCGTCGGCATAGGCATCATGTCAGAAGCCGTAAAGGAATTCTATCCCGCGTTCACAGTGTGCGAGTCACTGGAAGATTTACCCAAGTCAGTCATACAGGAAGTTGGGCAACTGCTTGTCAGCGACAGGTATGTAGCAAGCAATGCCGATCTTAGGAAGCCGTCGGGTTATGCCCATATGGCGGCCTCCTAAACGTGACCTCGTTGTTCACACATTTTGGCTACGTTGGTTCCCCGGTAAACCTCTGGGATTCTGGGCAAGTGTGGCCAAAGAAATTAAGCGACGAGGCATACGTAAAGGTGACAAGCGTAAGATCACGCAAGTTTGTCACGAAGTTTGGAAAGCGTGGTGCAACATATATGGGAAGGGAGAATGAAACAGGAGAAACGAGCATTACATTTCTGGGACGAGGCCCCCAAAATTGGGACTGGTTTCCGAATTGTCACGGCCTCGATAGGCAGAAAGTACGTCTATCTCAAGACAAACTATCGAAATCAGCGCATCACAAGGAAGGTGTGGGATCAGATGCTTAGACGTAAACGTAACCAACAGTCGGGAGTATTGTACGACATGAAGAAAACGACACGTAAGACAGCCGTCAAGCCACAAGAACTTGACCTTGGCGATAAGATAGCCAAGAGCAAGTTGGCCGGATACGGCATTGAGAGTGAGGAAGAGGCTGATGTGCAGCCTGATGCTTTTGAAAGAGCCACTGGCGTCGAACGGCGCCCACTGTGGGAATTGTCTGACGATGACCCTGACAGGAGGCCCATCACAAGACATCGGGTAGCAACAGATAAAAAGAATGCCACTCACGCGAAGGAACTTCGGGAACAAAGCCAAGACCCTCTTACGATCCCAAGTTTCCTACGTCGTCAGCGTCAGCTTGAGCATCCGGCTTATAGTGGTCGGTTGGTTGAGATGGCCTCTAAATTCCATCGTGCCAATGGTAGTGTGGAGATACCAAGTGAGCAATTAGACGAAATTGTGAACCTGCTACACCGCACACTCGGAGACACGATGGAAAAGGCAGGGCTGCTATGGAAAACAGCCGCTGCCAAGAAAACCAAGAAGATGCTCACCGCTCTGGTCAAGCAGGCAGTTTGGACACCAGACGGAGACCATCATTACACGATCAACATAACCGATAGTGAAAAGGAGTAACGCAGATGGAAAGATTGTCCATCAAAGTCCGTAATTGCACGGCAATCAAAGTTACTTCCGCGCTTAGAGCGCGGAAGGGTGACTACATCTTGGTCGCAGAAGATGGGACCACGTCTTCAGTAACGGGACGCGTCTACCATGCACTCAAAGCGCAGTTTGGAGAGACGAAGAAGTTGTCTGCTAGTGGCGAAGCGAAGACACCTTATGGCCAAGGGCCGATTGGCAAGGCCAGTCAGAAGTACCCACGGAATCTTATGCGTGGAAGAATTGTCACGGCGTTGAAAATTCCGATGCTAACTGGGGTGCTGTGCGAAACCGTCTTGGAAGCCAAGGACACGTTTGACGGGAACATGTGCGGTTATATCGCAAAGATATGCAATAAG